AGGGCGAGCTGGGATTTTACGAATAGAACAAGCATGCGGCGGCACCAGTTTGGGGGTGGTGCCTATTGTGCCGTCACGATGGATCAGGAGCGTTGCGCGATTGCCCGCATACCCTGCCGCATAACACCCTCAACAAATCGTTCGCTGGCCTTCGTCTTGGATGCTTTGGTCGGTCTGCGCTTCAGTGCCGCCACGGCTTCAGGAGCTTCAATCGCCTCATCTTTCGTCATGCCCCACGCGGTCGCCAGAGCATCAGCCACCCATTCCTTCCGGTCTTTGCCTTTCAGGCCGAGTTCGTCGGCTTTTTGCACGGCTTGACGGGCAATCTGTTCGTCACTGGTGGCCGCTGGTGCGGTGGGATTACTCAAAAATACAACGGGTTTTTGTGGTTGCGGTGGCACCGGGGTCGCAGGCTTCGGCGCCAGCCCAGCCGCCACCGCCTTCAGAGCCTTTCTAGGACTCACGAACTCCAGCTTGGCGCCCATGTCGGTATGCCCGATGCGGATCATGTCCTTGATATGCGGGCGCACGGCGTGAGACGTGATTCCGAACACCTTCGCGGCGGCGGGGATGAACCACTTGAGGCCGGACGATCCAGCCTTGAGGTCCAGCAGCTTGAGATCCGCGTCGGTGACCTCGCCGCCGGACAGCAGGCGCTCGCGCATGTCACCCATGGCCTTCTCGTGGTTCGCCGATTCATCGGCCCACCGCTTGCGCGTCTCGATCCAATTCTTGGCGTCAGCGACGGCATCCTCCGGCTTCACGTGGAAGCCGCCGTCCACCCTCCCATCGACCTCCACGCCATAGCGGCCGGCGATCAGACCCTTGCCGCGACGCCACTTTGCTCCAGGGATGTCCGCCAGCAGGTGGTCTGGTTCGGCGTCCTTGTACTCGGCCAGCTCAGCAGCTTGCTTCTTTGCCTCAGCCTTGTCATCTTCGCGGCTCGGGCTGTTGAGCACGTCCACCAGGCGCTCGTGCTCGGCAATCATTTCGGCGCGCGGTGTGGTCACAACGTCGTCAGACGCGAACAGCGACATCTGTCCAGCAGACGCCACGGCGCGCGCCGCACGGCCCTGATACCCGTTCAGGTTCACCATCTTGCCGCCGCGCAGGTAGGCGCCAACTTGGGCTTTAAAGAACAGCACCACTGGCGCAGCTGCTTTGATCATCGCCGGCTTGTCCTTCGTGGCACGCACCTTCGCGACGAACTCGTCCACCGGCATAGCGGTGATGGGCCCCAGAAACCGCGGGTCGTTGTAGTTGCTCAGGAACGCGGCTTCAGCGTCGGACTGGCAATCAAAACCGATCATGCACTTGTCTTCGTCGTAGGCTACCCAGTCGTTCACGCGGCGCTGGTGCACCACGTAGACCATGGGCGCTTCCAAGTTCGGCCCCAGGTAGACGTCCACCGGGTCGCCATCGACGCCCATGCTGCCCAGCACCTCGCCACAGTCGAAGCGCATGCGGATCTCCCAGCTAACCCCGTGCCGGTTTGTGCCACGCCGCACGCTGCCTGCCGGGTTCTCGATGGCGATCGTCAGGCCCTGCCATTGCACGCGCGGCTTGTTGTAGGTGCCGGCTTCGGCCTGCTCTGCGCTGGGTTCGCCGGGGCTGCGGTAGCCGCGCGCCGCTGCATCCAGCAGTTCGGCCTGCGTGATCGGGCGGGCGCTCATGGCCTGGGTGACGGGGTGCGCCTTCAAAAAAATGATCATGATGTCTCAGTCGTGGGCGCGGGGCCCGTCAGTGTTGCGCGCAGCCAGTCGCCGAAATCGGCATCATCCCCAGGCCGGTCCTGAATTGTTGGCACCCAGCGGCCGCGGCAATGCGGGTGCACCAGGCCGGCGGGCACCGTCCACATTTCTTCGGGCTCGCGTTCCTTGAACACGGAACCCACGCGCTTGCGCGGGCTGGCGCTGCGCCCGATGTTGTTCTTGCCGGCCCAGATCTGAGTGTCCCAGTCCTTGTCGGCTGCGCCAGGCTCGACGATCGTCACCACGCGGCCATCGATGCGCCGGCAGAACGCGCACGCGTTTCGGTACTGCTCGACGCGCTTCACCTTGGTGCCCGGCGGCATGCTCGACACGTAGCCCTGCGTCTGAGCCTCGCCGGCTTCTGTCACCGCGATGCGGCGCATGTCTCGATTCAGCGTGCCGAACTGGTCCAGCAGCTTCGTCTCCAGCGACGAGCCGCCCACTACCGGCGCGCCAAGCTCCAAGGCCTGCACGTGGTCGGCGATCGTGGTGCGCATGCGGTGCCGGGCATCGTTCGCCAGGTTGCGCACGTTCTCAGCGCAGCGCGTCGCCGCGAACTGCATCGTGGTCGCCTGTGCCGGTGTGCCGCCGAACTGGTCCATGGCGGCCTGCACAGTGCTTGGCATGGCGGCCAGCAGCACGTCGGCCTGCTTCGCGGTGACGCCATCCATGTTGGCCTGCACGCGGCCCATGAGGCTCGACCGCGTGGCCAGCCATTCGGCCTCGGTGCGCATGTCGTCCAGCGGCAGGTAGCGCTGCGCGAGAAAATCGATCGACATCATGTGATCGTCCAGCGACCACTGCGCCGGCGGCAGGTGCTCCAGATACAACTTCACCAGTTCGCGCTCAGCGTCGTTCCAGCGCTCCATGGCGCCAGCCGGTCGCGCCATGCGCTCGCCGGGCCGGTGCCGGGCGCCCGCGTGCCAGGCCAGCAACTCGGTGCGGAACGCGTCCAGGCGATCAAGGCCGCGCTGTGTGAACAACTCCACCAGTCGCGCGATCAGCGGGCTGTCCATGGGTTGCCAGATGTCGCCATCGTGGTCATGCGTGGCCTTGCACAGCATCTCCAACGCGTCGTTGGTGCTGCGCTCGCCCATCTCGATCAGGTCAACAAAAAGTCCCATGCTGGCATCATGCGGTCACGACAAAAAGCCGGGGCAGTCACCCACCCCGGCTTCCGGCGCAACCCCGGCAAATCAGCAGCAAGCCACCGACCAGGAGACCACCGTCCGACCCATGAACAGACAGCGGCGCCGTGTTGCACTGCGGCCTTTATTCCCGAATGAGCCGCAGACGGGCACGGTCAGTGTCGGGTCACGACGACGTTGGGCGGACAAAAGAAAACCCGCCGAAGCGGGTTCTCAGTTGCTGGCGACCGGGTTCTCCCAATCCTGCGCGTCTACCTACAGCTTCCGCACGTTATCGAAGCGCTTGACCATCAAGGAAGCGGACGGGTGAGGACTTAACGTCATGGCGTGAAATCAGCCGCAAGGCCAAGCATCCACTCCGCGCCAGTCCATCCGCTTGCTTGATGGCATCCCGATTTTCGTTCACCCCTCGGGATCTGGGAGCGCGGGCTGAATTCTAATCCAAAACGATCACAGTTTTGGAAGCCCACTCAAAAACGTCGTCTCGAACAGCTTCGACAAAACCGGGTGCGGCTGACCCATGGCCTGCACCACCTGCCTGGCGTCGTCGAAATACTTGCGCCGGCGCTCAGTCGGCCAGTCCGGCGGGCTATCCACAAGGTCGCGCAGGTTCGCCGTCTTGTCGGCGGTCTTTACCTGGGCAGCGCGCGCGCTCATCTTCTTGGCATGCGCGGCCTGCCATGCGGTCTTTCCTTCAGGGCCGAAGTCTGCGGGGTTCGTCAGCTCGGCCACCAGGTCGGCGACGTCGTGGCCAAACTCAGCCACCAGGTTCGCATGCGAAACACCAGTGTCCTCCATGGTGTCGTGTAGCAGGGCGGCCAGCAGCGTGCTTTCGTCGGTGATGCCCGCCTCGTCGTGCAGGATGCGAGCCACGGCGCGCGGGTGCTCGATGTAGGGGATCTTGGGGGCGCCCGGCTTACCCTTGCGGTACTGGCCCGTGTGGGCCTTGTCTGCGTAGGCGTCGGCGCGCCGGACGTGCGGGGAAACGAAAACGCCGCCGCGCATGTGGCCGGTGACGTGAACCACGGACTTGAACAGTAGGATCAACCCTGTTCCCCTGCTGGCGCCGGATCAGCAGCTGCAGGCTTTGCGGCCATGAACTCCTTTGCCGCGGCCTCGTCGATTTCCTCACCCCAGCCCTGGGGCTTTGGAACATCGCCCTTGTAGGGAACGAACTTGCCCTCATCGGCGTCCCAGATTTTCTGTGGCAATTCGTTCATCGGGCTGTTCGTCGCGAACAGGACGCCTTCGTTTTCAATGTACCGCATGTTTGATCCCCTTGACGAATATGATCATATTTGATGATGCACTTTTTTGCAAGGTTTCTTGTTGCTTTTTTGCGCCATCTGTTGCAGCCGATGATTTTCCAGTCGCCTCGTCCCAGGCCTTGCCGTAGATGCGTTTCTGCGCGTCGCGGTTCTTGGCGAACTCCTGACGATCCTTCGGACTCCAGTCCTCAAAATTGTCCTTGTCAGCGTTGCGCTGCGAGATCGCGATGTTCTCGTTGTAGAACTCGTGGCCTTCGCTTTTGGCCTTCGTGATGGCCTTCACCTGCACCTGCAGTTCGACAGGCATGCCGTTGGGGGCCGCCATGATCAGGTTGATGTCGCGGTAGCCGTCTGGCGTGCCGTTCGTCATGTTGTCCTTGGGGGCCTGCAGCATCTTCACACCGGACTCCTTCAGGCCCGCCAGCAGGTTGTGCACGTCGTCAACGGTCTTCACGGCCACAGTGGCGCGCACGAGATCCTTCAGGCCGCCCCAATCGCCCTTGTAGTCGGTCATCACCTTCTTGGTGCTCTTGTCCTCTTTCTTGATCGGCCCCATGAACATGAAGCGCTGATCGTTGCTCAGCATTTCTGGCGTCAGTTGGTCGGGCCCGCCCTCTGGCTCCGTGAATCCGAGCTTCTGGCCCAGCCCCTTCAGAATCGAATGGAACTGGTCTCGCGCCTCTGGCGCCTTGGAGATGGCCTCATCCCAGTTCTTGAACGCCGTGTGGCGGAAGGTCTTGGGGTTGGGCAGATCCTTGATGTCGGCTGGATTGAAGAACGGGCGGTCAGCAGCTGGCGCAGCTTCGTTGCCGCCGGACTCAACCGGCTTGTACCCGGACTCAAGGCCCGAGTGCACCGCGTCTTCGAGACTGCCGCGCTCGCCATGCCCAATCGGGCCCTTCTCATCGAAATGGGTGATGCGGTATCCACCCGGCTTTGATGCGTCTTTACCAGCCAGCGCGTAGCGCTTGCCGTCGGGGTGCTTCAGTTCAACGGCGTCTTTTCCTGCAGACAGTTTTTTCGCGTGCTCGCGCGTGGCTTCGGATTCCGCCAGGGCTTGCTCAAGTTCGTTCGTTTCATGCGGGCTCTCATCCGGCGCGCCGTCGCCTTGGAAATGATGCGTGATCTTGTCATGCGTGACCCGGTGCTCGCCGCCGTCTGGATCTTTGACCGTCACGCCGTCCTTGCCGACTGCAGACACCTGGCCATGGCCGCGGTGCGCGCCATTCTCGAAGCCCACGTGCTGGCCGTGCTGAGCTGGTGGGCCCTTCACGTCCGTGCTCACCCAGCGCTTGGTCTGCACGCCGTTCTTGTCGGTGATCTGCTTCTGAGTGAGACCAGGCCCAGGAGCTGCGCCGCCGGCCTTCATGAACAACAACACAGGCCGCCGGCCAAACGCTTTCGCCACCATGGGGTCTTCCTTTGATTCGTTGGGTGTTGCCACGTATCGGCGGCGGCCGCGATCGTCTTCGACCAGCATGCCGTCCTCGCCTTCCTCAATCACGTTGTAGCGCTGCGCAGCGCGCTTCTTGTGGCCCAGCACTTTGTCCCACTTCACCTTGTGCCGGCCGCCATCCACGTCGACGGTGACGCCGTGGCGTCCGTGCGCGCAAACGACACCGGTGCACGGCTGGCCTTTGTGGTGCACGTAAAGGTGGTCACCCACCTCGACGTCGCCGCGCTGCTGTTGGGCTTGCTGCTGGCCGGGCTTGAAGGTCATAGTAGGAAAACCACCGAGTTGCTTTTGACTAAATTATCTTTTGCCCAAAGCGGCCTAAAGTTACCCGCTTTGCTCAGCGACTCAGCCTCCTCTTGGGTCTTCGCCGAACTAATTGGGACGATGTGGTCCAGGTGCCATTTTCCTATATTGCTCCAAGACATGCCTGGTTGAAATTGACGCTCAATCATGACCCTAAAGTCATTCATACTGCACCCAAGAATTGCCTCTGTCTTAGCCGGCTTCTTCCACCGTCCGTTCAATAGAGTAAGCCGAATAAGACTACTGGCGTTCAGCGCGAATCTTTTAATCGGATCCGACCTTCTTTTAGCATTTTGTCTACGCTGCTTTGCAATCTGCTGATCCGGGAACCTCATGCGACGCGCATTGTCAGCATCTCTTAGCTTTTGCCCCTTGATCGGATCGGCACGATCAGCGCGCCTACGCTGATTGAACACCGCCCGCGCCATCGGGTCAGAGAGACGATCTCGCATTTTTGCCTTTGCGGCATCGCGATGTACCTGCAATCGATCTGGATGATGATAAAAGGCCTTACCTCGATCAGACGCGCAGGCAGCGCACGCTCCATTGGAGGACTGCCTGCGTTCAATGTGGCCGTTCTTGCATGGCTTTCCGGTGAAATACCACTTTTCACCTACAAAAAGGGCCTGCTTTCTCGTTGTGTTTGCTAAGTTCATGGCTTGATTGTGCATCAACTTTCTATCCTGAATACCGGAAAGTTGAACGCCTTCGCCATGTCTTCATTGGCAGCTTTGGTATTTTGTGCGGTTTCTTGCTGCTTTGGTGCGCCAAAGTCCTCGCCGCCCGCATCTCCGGCGCCTTGCTCTCCGCCAAAGTCCTGGCCGCCTTCGTCGCCGAAGTCGCTGCCCTGCCCCTGCTGTTCGCCGGGCTGGCCCTGCTGGTCGCTCGGCTGGCCGTAGTCTTCCTGGCCCTGCTGTTGCTCAGCCTGCCACGCGCCCACCAGCGACGGGTTGAGCGGGGCGTCGCCCCACGCACCATCCACGGCGTCGACGCCATCCTCGGCGCGGATCTCATTGACGGTGCGCGTGAGCTTCTTGCGCTCCCACACCTGCTTTTCGTCTTCCTCGTCCAGGCCAGTGAACTGGAATTCGTACTTGTCGCTGAACTCGCCGATGACGTACTCGCTCAGCGTGCTCTCGAAGTACGAAAGCAGCGGCCGCAAGCCCTTGTCTTTGGAGTTCGCGATTTTCTCTTCCGTGTCGCTGCCCGACAGGCTCGATGTGCCCGTGGTGAACGACTCGAAGTTGATCTCGTCGGGTGCGATGCCGTAGATGGCGCAGATGATCGACGCCAAGAACGTCATCCACTTGGCGAACATCACTTCGCTAACTTCGTTGCCGAAGCTCTCGAATGCCGCCTTGGACTCGCTGTCCTTCGACACCATCACCGGCAGGCTCCAGGCGTTATTGATCCCTTTGACCTGGGCATTCCAGTAGCGTTTGAAGGCGTTGATGTCGTCGTCGGAATAGTTTCCGTAGAGGTTCAGCACACCCTTGGGGATGGCGTTCGAGTCGAAATACTTGGTGTTGTACGTGAAGGCGTTCAGAAAGCCCGTAACCAC